ATTAGATCCAAGTGTAAACATATGAAAATGAGGTGGCGCCCATTTTAGTTTACGCTTTTTCAAAATACTTAATGGTGAAATGTCTAACATAGTGTTGTATTTAAATAATAGCAGTTTATAATCTGTTAATCCTGGATCATGCGTTGTCGTAATGCTCTTGTATATCCAAACTTTTTAACATCACCGCTGAACAAGTATAGTTCAAATGCGGCTCTTTCGGAAAAAACTGTAATATCCTTTTTGGTTATGTAATATGGTGATTCGATAAATTTATCTAACCAAATTAAAATTTGTGGGGTTATAGTAAACTTTCCTGGAAATTTCACTTGGTATGATTTTAGTTTAGCATCATTAGTAACAAAGTCAAGTCCTTTTTCGGTTAATCTTAATCCACCCGAATCTTTAGCCCTGATATTATACCACCATTCTGTAATTTTTTCTTTTATCAATGATTCTGTTGGAGTTATATCTGCGGCTTGTAAAAATTTTGCTGTGTAATCATCTTTACTGATCATCACCTTTTAGTACTTCACCTTTTGTTAATTTTACAACTTCGAAACTTTCTGTTTTAAACATTCTATTCAATTTTCTAGCCAAATTATGCGCATGACCTGGATTTGAAAAACTTACTTTCTTATACTTTGGTCCAGGGTAGCTTGTAACAAGACTGCCGCTCTTTAAATTGAAAGGAGAACCGTCGTAAAACACCGCCCAGATTGCTTCTGCTTCTAGAATCTGTTCTACTTTATATGTGTCTTTGTTAGCAAACTCTAACAAGACTTTTGGCTTTGGTCTACTCATATACGTAATCCTTTTAATTAACTACGCATATATTTATCTTATTAAAACTCCCCGCCGTCCATCTTGACATCAATAGATTGTTCTGCTACTGATAGATTGTTTATTTTAGTGCTTATTTCGCTTATAGTTTGTGATAATTTAGAAGAAATTAGAGCCAAATCGTATGCTAGTTCTTTTCCTTCTTGAAGTGTGATTTTAATTTCTTTTTGATTGGCTTTTTCAGCAGTTCTAATACGTTGTACTAGTTTTTCAATGCTAGGAACTCTATCTGGTAAGTTACTCATTTTGAAACCTTTGAAAGCATAGATCTCATTTCCATTTCAGTTTTAAATGGACCTTTGAAATCATATCTTTGTAATGTAATAAGTTTAGGGCAAAAACTTTTAACCCAACCTTTATCAAAACGAATAGTATAGTAACCAGCACAATATAAACTTTTTGAATCTTTGCTTTTTGTAAACAAAGGTAATTTCTTTTTTATATCGTACATACTATTATGTGGTTTAGTACTTGTAGGAAAACTATGTACTTCATTAGGCAAAGCATTGTCTGCTTCTTTTTTAATTTTTACAACAAAAAAGTCTTTACCGAATTGTTGTAATACACTTTTCCTATTTGGAAAAAATTGAACACCGTTTTCGTTACTTAATACGAATCGTGTTTCATCTTTGCGTAGAGTAGCAAATTTTTCACCATCTTGTTCAACAATCCAAAATTTATTTTCAATAATTGGCTTGGCAGTTAAAATTGTCATTGTGGGTACCTCGCATTTAATGGTTCAGCATAACTTTGTGCTTGATCAGCAATTTTTTGAAGATCAAAAAGATTACAAAACTTCATAAGTCTAATACCTACTTGACTAATGTTTTTATTTTCTTCAATAGTTTCTGAAATAGTAGTTGCCATAATTTGTTTAATTTCGTCAGGCTGTGCTGTAAGATCGATTAATTCTTTGTTACGTTCGTAATCTTCTAGTACACGATGTTCTTTACCGTTATGATCAGTCCAGCGTTGTAGCATAAGATTATTCCAGTTAAAGCCTTTACTGTTACGATCTTCAAATGCTTCTAACAGTCCGACTTTGTTTTTTGATCCCTTCGTTCTAACTCCCGGATAAGCTGAGAAAACGTTGTCACTTGTGTCTCCTCGCATACACTTTTGGAAGAGTAGCCATTCTGGGTCTGGCGCTTTTTTAGGCTCTCCTGTTTTTTTGTCTTTGACTGGTTGTCCTTTCGCATCAAAATATCCTTCATGTGTGATAGTAGTTTCGCTTACACCGTTATACTGTTTCACGTTAGGTGCTATTAATTGTTCAAAGTCACTGTCTGTACTAATAACAACGTGATTATCATTAGGATGACTTTGAATCCATCCAGCAATTAGATCGTCTGCTTCTAATTGTGAATTCTGTAAAACACTACAGTTTGTTTTTTCATTTACAAAGTCTTTGAATGTATCGAAAGATTCCCAAAATAGTTTATCTTCTTCTTGTTCTCGTTCAGTAAGTGCGGCACGTGCTACAGCTCTATTAGCCTTGTAAGGCTCATAATGATCTTTACGCCAACTGCGTCCTTCTAGACAAAACACAACATGATCGCCATTAAAGTCTTTCCATGCTTTTCTAATACTATTAAGTGTAATATGGAATGCCATGCCAATCTTAATATCAGCATCGCCTCTAACTACATGCCTAGCACGAAAAAATGTATTTGCTGTGTCTACTAGAATATATGTGCTCATGATACTTCTGACTTACCCTTATCAATTTTTGTTACGTTAATAAACCCTGCGTCAGCTTTTGTATCTTGTCCTTGTTCTTCTAAAATATTACGAGCAAGATCTTTAAACCAACGATCGACGATTTCTTCTTCTGGATCACCGTCATATCCATAACCTTCTTGTCTTAATTTTAACACAAAATACTCGTTCCAGTCAAGCTCAAAGAATCCATTTTTAATATTTTCTGGATTTACTTGTGTATCAAGTACAGCAACCCATGGTTCTTTCTTTTTAGTTGCCACTTTCTTTTGCTTCTCTAACAGTTCGCGATGTTCATCTTGCGGAGACTTATTACCTTTTTTAGTCTCTTCTTTTTTAAACATTTTTTTAATAAAATCCATAACTTATCCTTATGTTCCGATAGCATTACCAAACAGGTATACGTGTACCCTTGCGGCTACGTTGTATCCACGTTCGAATGCCATCTTAGCAACAGCACCTGCTGTCGCTGTTTGTTCTTCTTCTCTAGCACCAACAGGCATTACCCAAACAGGATAATCAACCCCTTGTGCTTTAAATTGTGAGATAACATCTTCCATCTCATCCCATTGAGCTTGTTCACTTCCTACAACAAATTTAAGTTGTCCTCTATCAGACAACCAAAAATATTCTTCTACTGTTTCGGGCTTGATTGCTTTCTTTGCCTTTTCACCTGCTACACTCCATAGTTTAGGCGATACACTAAAGAACAATTCAATTTCATCATCTGCTTCTTTATTCCAATAGTCTTTAAATTCTTGTGTTAGTGCTTGTGTTCCATTAGTTTCAAATGTAACACTGGCTGGCATATTATTCATACGTTTAAATTCACGCATAATACCAATGAATGCTTCTTGTCCATGCTTCATCAAAGGCTCACCACCTGTTACACAGAAGTGCTGTCTTTGTCCTGTCACAGGATGTAAAAACAAACCTTCTGGATTTGAATCTGTTTTAATAGTATCAATAATTTGATGTGCTAGTTCGACAGCAGTCTTTTGACCCATCAAATGTTTAAACTTCTTACTCCATGTGTAAGAACTATCGCAACCTTTCTCCCAAACAGGTAAGTCTTCAACACGACTTACTTGACTTGTATCATAATCTTCAAATGGTAATTCATAAGTATCTGGATTTGTAGGATCAATCTGTCCAAAACCATTACACTGTAGATTACACAAAAAGAAACGTATCCAAGCAGTAGGTACACCTGTATAATGTCCTTCACCTTGAATACTGTGAAAGATTTCGCTGAAGTAGTATTTCTTATCAGTTTCTATTGTCATTATATATATTATACCTTTCTTATTTGTTTTTGTCAAGTTCTTTTTTGGCTATTGACCAAGATCCATTTCCAAGATCTTCCCAAATTAAATCATCACCAATATCCCATCCTACTTGTGCTAGAGCATCGGGTGGAAGTTCTATAAAAAGTTCTTTTGTTTTATTATTTTCTTGAACTTGTATAGTCCAACTATTTTCGCCAGTCTTTTTTGGATAATCTGTCATTTTACCAAATCCCTAATGTTCTTCCGTTGCCTATAATAATAAAAAGGCAAGTAATAATGTGTAGTAGAATCCACACAGAGCGTATAATCGCAACATTATCTGCTTTTCTGTCATCGTCGTATGCTTTACTTCCTATGGCTTTACACCAATATTTCCACATTCTATATCCTTTAATCTTTCTTGAATTCTAGCAAACACAATTTGATTTCCTTCTTCTGTGTAGTGGTTAATGCTACCTTTATAATAAGGCCACATACTTGATAAGTCAAGGCGATATTTTTCTTTAGCATATGGCAATGCCATATCAAAATGATCAATATGTAATGTAGAAACATATCTTGTTAAATTATTAATTTCTTTTCTAATTAAATTATAAACGTCTTGATAGTAATCTGGATCAAAATGATATTTAAAGTAACCTTTAGCTGATCTTATTGCCGGGTCTAATGTGAATGTCTTTGCTTCTACATCGGACATCAATAAATCGCAATCTTTGTGTAATTCTGTATTATGAATGCTATTACGAGTATGTACTCTGTACGGACTAGTATGTGCTACAACAACAAAATCGTATTGACCTATATTAGAAACGCTTTTTAATTGTTTAAAAATTTTATATTCGCTAACACCTGCTTGTGCTAAATTGGTTACTTTATAGTGTTCGCGAGCTAACAACGGCCAGCCAATACTGCTGTCGTTAGGATATGGTGTAGCAAAACTATCTCCAACAATTAACAGTCGTTCTTTAGCCATTCTAAATAATCCTCGGCAATTAAACTGTGATATGTATGGTTATAGTGTTCATTATCATTTGTATAGTATTTTGTATGATCAATCATCTTCTTTTTAAAATAAGACTCAACAGTCATAGGTGCTACTACTGTTGTTTTTAATTTTCCATAAAATTCAAAAGATTCAGGAAACTTCATCCTATCAGTCATATTAAAAAAGAATAAAGAACAAGCTCTATCAGCACACATTCTATCCATTGTATATATGTCTTTAAAAAAGTCTCTTTGTTCTAAGTGTGTGTTTAAATCAAAGAATAATTTTACTTTCATAAAATTATCTTTTCTTATATCTGGATCAACTAGAGCATTATCTTTATCAAATCCTACACTAGGAATATTTTGAAAATCTCCTTGATGTGGCTTATTATAAAGCTGAAACCGATCTCCGTTGAATAATTGATCTTGATAGATGTCAACTAGTCCATTGTGTTTTTCTTGAACTTTGGTTGTAAAATGATCAACTGGCAAAACTTCCGGTGACAACATTTTATTTCCGGCTAGCATAAATCTATTCCATGATGAAAGCAAAACAAAGACTTCGTCTACATCTGGATAACGATCAAACATGCTTTTTAACCAGTCTGGATATACTCTATTACACGAACCAGGAACAGCATATATAGCAGTTTTTTTATTATGGGCTAAGCCATACAATTCGGCATAATTGTTGTCATTCCAAATAGAATAACTTCCAGGACCAACTTTGCCTAGAACTGAATCATACCCGCATGTATGACTATCACCTAAAAAAACCGTAGTTGCCATATTAGAAATATTTCTCTAATACTTCAATTTGATCGTGATATTCAGCAATGATGTTTAGTTCTTTTTCAATTGCTTCTAGTATATCAGGATGTTCGCCTACACCTGAGGCATTCTTAAGATACACTTCAACATTCATTGCGTGTTTGGCAATGTGTCCTTTTGCGTGTTGTTTAATTGCTTCAATCATGTTTTCACGATTGTATTCTCTACCTAGTGCCATTACTATCTCCTTTTCTATAGTTGCCTTTTTCTGGTATTACATGACGTAC